CTCCTGCTATTAAAGCTTGTTTCCAAGCAGGCATAGTCTTAAATTTACCCAAGGCTTGACCCCATCCACCTTGACCTGCCGGCATATCTGCACCAAATGCGCTGGGACCAAATCTCCAAGCAGCGTACATTAAAGCCGCTTTACCTATCGGACTTTTTAATACTTTTTTAAACGGTTTTGTAATGCTTTTGAATAATCCCATAATAATTCCTTATAATTTTGTGATAGCAGGTTGAAGGGTAGTCCTGAAAACCCCGAGTTTATTATATTACTTAATTTTTTTGCCTTCGTCAATGAATCTTCCACGATAAGCGAAGTCTCCATGGTGGGTAATGTAGGCGTCGACATTGGCATAGATCTTTCCTCCTATGTTAGTCCAACGTTTGCAGAAAGCATAGTCTTCTCCCATAAAGTCTCCTGTTTCCTCATCAAATTCAGTGTCAAAGAAATTCCACATTTCTTCTGTACCTCCCAAAATTCCGTTTACCATATGCTTTTGTTTAATCTTCATTTTAGGATAAGCCTTAATCATCTTGTCAAATATTTCTTTCTTCATGAGCATACAACCCGCAGGTCCTTTAACAATCTCAACAAGACCGTCTCTGCTTTCAATATTATTTTTATCTTTAAATTCCATACAGTAATAATAAGGACAGGTCTCGATAGGTCTGCCACTTTTCTTGGCCACCTCTCTTGCTTTATCCCAGTTAACCGCTTTCATTGGATAAGGAGTGAGTACAATATCCTTGTCTGCCTTTATCATCATTAAGATAGAGGTTGCATCGAACTCAATATCTGAATCAATGAATAACATATGAGAAGATTTAGATTTTAAGAATGCTTGAACACACATATTTCTTCCTGTAGTTACAATTGAAGATCTTACCATATGAAATTGAGGTCTAATTCCTCGAGATAAACACAGGCTTTGAAGTTCTAATAAAGATTTGACACAGCTTAATTTAATCTCTCCCATGTTGGGAGTTGCTACAAATAATGTGTTTTCAATATAGGGAGGTAGATGGGTATCAATTAATTGATTCCCATCTATAGTGTTTTGTTGGTAAAGTTTATTCTCTGGTTGAAACTTATCATCGGTTAAGATGCTATCATTTATTTCCATCTTCATGGGGAATTCCTTTTTGTTGTAAAGCGTTATTGAGAAAGGCTATCCACTCTTTAATTCTTTGATCCCAATCATAAAAGTGAAGGAAATGTTGTTTTTGATTTTCTAATCTATTTATAATCATTTTTTGAGGTAAAATTCTCTTTAAGTATTTAACATTTTGTGCATATTCTGTTGCTAAATTTTTAGGGTTAGTATTATAATTTACATAAAATCCATAGTCATTACAGGTTTCAAATAACGCTCCAAAGTTTGTAACTAAAGCGGCATTGCCTGCAGCCATAGCTTCAATTGCAGAGTTACATGAAGTTTCTTCCCATATAGAAGGGTAGGCAAATACATGACTGTCTTGTAGGGCTTGAAAAAGTTCTTGCTGAGGAACATAGCCTTTATAATTTACATTCTTTATTGATTTTGCATGCTCGTAGATTGGTTGATAATATTTATCATTCTCTTGTTTGAATTGATCCCCATATATTTGAGTAGAGCTATAGACATCAAGAGTGACATCTTCATCTTTTAAGAAATGCATTGCTGCAAGTAAAACATTTAAACCTCTCCAGGGTGTACACTGATGAATAAGTTTTAAAGTTTCGCCTTCTTTATAATATTTCTTGGGTTGCCAGTTGAATTTAGGTATGGCGTTTTTAATAACAATACAACGAGCACTAGGAATGTCAAAATGAATCCTATACTTTTCATAATTCCAATGAGAATTAAAAACATACCAATCATATTTAACATGGTTCTCTTTCTTAAGAAACCAGGGTCTAAGATTAGGTTGATCATAAGAATTTTTTTGCCATAAAATATTTAATCTACTAGGGTCAATTTGAGTCTTTTCAGGTACCGAAGTAGTGATGGAAATTTTATTCCAATAATGTTTGGGTAATCTTTTAGTAAGTTCTTCAAGTTGAATTTCAGTTCCACCTTTAGGATTCATTTGGATTCTTTACCGTTCCCCCAACTAAATCAATCATAGGGGCGATAATAGTAACATCTCTCCGTATGTGTTCTTTCTTAGTAGCTGTACTAGGATTTGCCACATCATCATCAGCTTCTTTATCTGAGTTATATTCTTTATTAGTTTGAATGTTATATAATTTAACAATTGTTTTACCTCTGTACTTAGGAACTTTCTCTCCGTTAACTATAACGTGTCCTAAAAATTCTCCTTTTTCTTCGAATGTCATTATGTTCTATCCTGTTCTAATACGCTAACAAAAACGTTAGCAGATGTCACGGTTGTTTGAAAATGTAAAGCGTCTGACTCCTCTAAAACTAAAAGAGTACTTTGATCTCCTTCAAGGAATTCTTTTGTAGTAGCCGCAGCTACCGAAGTTATACCCCTATAAATATAAGCTGCAGTGGAACTATTATCATATACTTTTAAAATCCAATTAGCTGGAGTACTAGCATGAACATTATATGCAGAAATAGATTTAACAATCGCTACATTTTCTGCAGGACAAGTATATACTGTGGTAATAGTTGTCGTTGCTATCGGTGTAATATTAATTTTATATTTATTAGCCATTTCTTCTTTTCCTATTTTATAACTTAACTAAAGAATAAAGTAAAGGCCTCCATTTCATCCTTTAATTGTTGTTGATAAGTAGTATTTAATTTCTGTACAATATTAACTACGTTATTAGATAAACCTTGAATATTGATTTGATCAAATTCTGGTCCTTGAATATCAGTTATAACTTCTACTATCTTTGCCATTTTACTCCTTTAAAATATAGGATATACGCACGAAGCGCAAAAAAATTACCTATCTTCTACCTCCTGCTTGTATGTCTAATCTAAAGGTTCCCATTCTCCAGCTTTGACCCGTACTAATGTTTCCTACTTTTATAGCAATTTGTCGTGCTCTTTTTCTTGTCCAAATTTGAGTAGTAGATGTAGTACTATTATAAGAAGTAGAGACAGCAGTACTGGTTGGAAAAGCTTTAGCATTTAGATATACTTTTGCATCTCCAGTTTGTTCTCCAAAGTCAGGAATCACTCTACTGATTCTCATCATAAATTCTCCTTGACCCTGTAGTCCTTCTTGTCTGCTAATGTCATAGTCTCCTGATTCTACAAAACCTTGCACAGCTGTTGTAGCTCCAGTCGCTTTTACCTCGTCCGTTCCTATGTTATGTTGCCAGAAATAACTAGCTCCATTTGTAACCCCTCCTACAGTGGGAGTTGTTGGTGCTTCTCCTGTTTCATATTCAGTTGCATAAGGATTAGAGTATACTCCTTGTTGCACCCATGTAGTTCTATCTAAAGAAGATGTATACCAGATAGGCATCTCTTCTGTAGATTCTAAATAATTATAAGTTACAGATCTATCTATATAACTAGATCCACTGCTACAATAAAACCAAGTTACTTCACCAAATATATTGTCTACAGCTGCATGTACTTGTTGATTGGCATTCGTATTAATATCATTAAAGACGTAATCTTCTACCAAACATAACATACTTTGAACACGGCCTCCTGCGAATCTAAAGAAACCATTAGGTCCCATCCAGTAAGCTATACCATCGATTTCAACTGATGCATGTTGACTAGAAATACCACAGTTCGTACCTACTTGATCAAACCCAAAAGTAAATGGAGGGCCAATAAATCTCATTGTATACATAGCTGTATCCGACCAAAGATATAAAGCAGTTCTCCCTGTCATACATGCCATTAGTTTAGAACCATCCGGAAGTTTTTGACTTCCAGCTGTGTTCGTCGCAGTAGGAGTATAAGTATTAATGTCTTCTTGATCCGAAAATCTTACAAACATATCATTAATAGAATTAGCAGTTCCTACTGTTAGTTCAGTTCCTATAAACACTAAGTGTCTATCAGGTGTTGAAACCATCATGTCTCTTGAAGCAGTAGGAGCTCCGCTTACTACCGTAGCTCTAACTGACAGATTAGCGAATGAAGGCTCCCATTCAAATACTTTTTTATTATGAACTAAAGCTAGAAGTTTTTCTCCAAAATTAAGGAGACGCCATTGACCTGGTTCGATAATAACGTGAGAAGAAGAACTTGCACTACCCCATCCAACAAAGTTAGTAGCGTCATAAACTGTGGCTCCAGCAGAATGCGCTGATCTTGTGCTTCCATTCGTTTGTCTAGTAATTCCTGTAATAGTGTTCGTACCTGTATTATTACCAGTATAAGTAATAAGCTCATTCCCTATTTGAATTGTCCCTGTTGTGGGAAAAGCTGCTGTTGCAGTTAATGTAATCTGTGTTGAAGGAGATCCTCCAGTTCCAAAAGCATCATCTGCTAAGGTTCCAACAAGTGTTGTTAGAGTAGGTGGAACCACTTGACCACCGAATGTGTTAGTACCCCAGCCATAACCATAACCTTGGGTAACAGGACCAATTACATAATAAAATTCAACATCTACACTTCCTCCTGTAGCCGCAGAGCCTGAACCGGAAGCTGTAATAGTAAATGTGGTAGCAGAAGGAGTAGTAATAATTTCAAATAATTTACCTTCAAAATCAGCGTCCGTTAATCCTGTACCACCTGGTAAAGTAACACTTTCTAATAATATAATATCTCCCACCTCTGCTCCGTGGGCCGTGGCTGTTGTAATAACAACCGAGGTTGTACCATCAAAAGTAAAGGTAGCTGAAGCTTGAGTACGAGTTAAGTCTAAAGGGGTGATATCATAAAAGGCACCTTCAAAATAAATATATAAGAGTTTGTTAGTACCAATGGCCGCGTACCTATTGCCATCATTATCCACCCATACGTGCTGATCTCTGCCAGAGCCAACTAAAGTATCACTTCCAAGCTGTTGCCAGCCTCCTATTTTTTCAGGATAACCATAACGAAACCTAGAATAATCGGCATTAACCCATTTTCCTTCGGCTCCTGTATCTGAGGACTGTTTATCTAAGCCCGGTTGTAATGTAATCTTGTGAAGCATATAACTCTCCTAGAGTAAAATA